CACATCGTCTTGAATGTCGAAGAAAATGTAGTTCCTTTCCCAAGAACAAATCTGCGTAAGTGTCAGCATGCCCAAGTTGAAATTGACACAAAAGCTTTGGAACTTACATGCATGAAGTGCGGAGCAAAAGTAAACCCTGTGATGTGGATCAAAGACACTATGAAGTATTGGTCCCGACAGCAAGCAAGGATTACAGAGCAGAAAAAGCAGATTAGTGAAGACCTTGAGGAGCTAAAGAAAAGAGCCCGAACCAAGTGTCAGCACTGCAACAAGATGACTGCTATTAACTTAAAGAATTTCAAATTTACAGTAATTGGGTGATGACATGACAGATTTGAATAAGGAAAGAGAGCTATACGAGTCAGTAATTGAAAAGACTCAAGATTTAAAAATGGTGCATCTTGTTGGGATTAGCTTCAATGAAGAAAAAAACCAATATGAAGCTCCTGGCGAAAAATGGGCATGTGAATTAACAGATGCTTGTTTAGAGCTAAATACTGGATGGTTTATTTGGCAAGAGTGTGTAAAAGCCAAAGCTCAGGCGGTGCCAGATGGTTATGTTTTGGTGCCAAAGGAACCAACGGAAGTGATGGAGCGCGCTGGCTTTGATAAAGGCGCCGGCTTCTTGGCAAATAGCATTTACAAGGCAATGGTAGAAGCAAGCGAATCGGGAGCTGAACAATGAGCATAACTCTTAATGGTCACCAATTAAAAAGCCTTCTCGAATTTGTAAATCCAGATGGTGAAAATGATTTAGATCAACTTGAAACTGAACTAACTATTAAATTTTTTGAAGATGGGCACAGTGGCAAAGGCTATTACTTTTGGATGACCGAATATCCAGAGGAAGGCAGCATGTTGTTGGATGTTGAATCGGGAGCTGAGGGATGAGTGAATTAAAAGTTAAAACATGTGATTTTTGTGATGATGGAAATGGAGAATGCATTTTCCCCTATTACGGTCTTGCTCCTCATATTCACACAAAACCAATTGGCGGCACGGTATTTCTAGATGAGTCATTTCCTGAAAACTTTAGTCCTGATGAGGATGGTTTAGGTATGTATACACATTGTCTGAATTGTGGAGGTGATGGCACATGTGAAGGCACTCAATTAGAAGTTAAAGCGGAAATTAAGGAGGGGTGAATGGAGATTGATCGTCGTGTACGTGCGAAAGAGTTTATGATGCTAATGTCTATTGGCCGCACTAAATTCTACCGCATGATTAAGAATGGTGAAATTCCTCAACCTATCAAGGTAAGTGACAAAGAGGTATTTTGGCACGAATCTAGTGTTAAGAAAGTTGTCGAAAAACACAAAGATAATTCTGATATGATAGCCTGCTAATAGCAGGCTTTCTTTTAAGTCGAGTGTGTTTAAAAACGGGTAATTAAACGGGTAACACTCTAGCCATTTAGAATTTAATTGATCATTTTCAAAAGGTTAAGATGAACAAGATAGTTGTAAAGAAACATAATGGCGGAACCATCGCACAAAATAAGCGTGCCCGTCATGATTATTTTATCGAAGAAAAATTTGAAGCTGGCATGTCTTTACTCGGCTGGGAAGTAAAGTCTTTACGTGCCGGTCGTATGAGTTTGACAGAAAGTTATGTCATTTTTAAAAACGGTGAAGCATTTTTATTTGGTGCACAAATTCAACCGCTTCTTTCTGCATCTACACATATTGTGCCGGAGGCTACACGTACACGTAAATTATTATTATCTCGTCGTGAACTTGAAAAGCTTATGGGTGCAGTGAACCAAAAAGGTTATTCGTGCGTTCCATTAGCGTGTTACTGGAAAGGTCATCTGGTCAAGCTTGAAATTGCACTCGTGAAAGGTAAACAACTCCACGATAAACGTGCAACTGAAAAAGAACGTGACTGGCAACGTGATAAAGCCCGTATATTTCATAAATAA